TCTAACTATTCTCTCAATACCTTGCATCTGTCGACCAGTTAAGTTCTTTACAGATTCATTAACACCAGCTAACTCTCCGCCCTCTGGAGCTACCAAAGGAGCCTCTACAGCATCTTTAAAGTATACTCCTTGTATTTCTAGCTCTGCAAATATTGGAGCCAGTATATCAAGTAATAACTCTCTTCTCGGCATTACTATCTTTTCTCTCATTCTAGCAGTTGCATAAGCTAGCTCCTCAGTTTCTGAAGTAAATCCAGCACCTTTAGAATTTAATCCACTAATCAAATTAGCTGATGGTATTCTATGCCCTTTTAAAATTCCAATCTCTGCAGTTTCATATTGGCTATCATATATCTTATCTAGCCCAGATAAAGATGGAGCAGAGAAAGTTGGCGCATTACCACCTTGACGATAATAAGTAGAAACTACTTTACCAGCATTTGCTGCTCCCATAACTTGAGATTGTGTTTCTTGTGAGTCTCTTCTATCTGTTTCTGGGTCTCCGCTAGTTTCTTTGGAAATAACCATACTAGGGAACATTCCATTTTGTGCTCCATGATTATGCATCATGTATATAGCAATCTCCAATTCGATAGCGTCAGCTGCAGCAATATATTTAGGTCTACCATAAGGAGTATTGAACGTTCCACTATCATAGTAGTATAGTAAACTATTTGTTTCCTCTGAATTGTAGGAATTTATATATGTGTTCTTGTAGTTATAAACTGAGCTCTGTGGATTCCAGTCTTCTCTATAAGAAAATCTACAAGGCTCTCCGTTATCTATATCTGTTACTCTGAAATGAGAAACATTAATAGGTGAAACAGATTGAATGTCTAGTAGCGGATTTCTTTTAACCTCTAAAGTGATGCTTTCTTGAATTATCAAGGAAGATACCATAGCAAACAAATCTTTCTTTTTGAAAAACTCTTTTAACTTAGCGTCTTTTTGTGGGTCCTCACAAGTTAATCCTAGTCCTATAACTTGCTGGGTAATGTCATCAATAATACATTGATGAGTAGGACTGTTGTTGTATAAGCTATTTAGGTAGTTACTAAATAAATTATCCGAAGCGTTGGGGTAGTATGTATTACTACGTCGCTGTCCTTGTATTGAATTGGTTTTGTATCTTGAGAGTTCTATTTTCATTATGCTAATGTTATGTCTAGTGTATAATTAAAGCCGCCTAAAATAGCTTCTGACAAAGTTAACATAATTACTCCAGTTTTCAAAGTATTTAACCCTTGAATAACAGTATAAAAATAAGTATCATCTACAAGCTCATCAGCCTCAGCTTCCGAAATGTCAAAATAGTAATACCCCCTACTAATTTTAGTTAGTGATTTTGATAAAAGAATAGTTCCTCTAGATGGGCTATAAAGGGAAAGGTGTATATCAAGCCCGCTTAGACTTACTTCGTTTAGTCTTACCTTTACTGTCGTCTGTTGACCTTGAATTATCTGTATCATAGCAAAACTTTTCTTTTAACTCTGGATATCGTTTAAAAACATAAGCTATATCAGCAAAAGTAGTAACGTCCGTAATTTCGAACGCTACTCTTTTGTACTGGTATGAACCTATTTTGTTACTTTTTTTTAGCTCCATTTTTCTTAGATTTAGTTTTAACCGCTACCGGAGCTTCCGGTTTTGGCATCTCTAATCCCATAGACTTGTACTGAGCTTTCACTCTATCTAAGTCCGTAATTCTATGCTTTAATTCTGGATTCTTAACTAAAAACGATTCAACGTCTTTCTTATTTGTTTTGGCGTCTATAATCAAACTTGATTTAGAGCCTATATAGTTTCCGAATAAATACATAATTAAGCTTCAGTAATAGCGAAAGCTGTACTAAATTCAGCAAAGTCTACTGTTGGCATTGGTTTAGTAGACTCTTCCATTAGCGTTAATGTAACACCTTTAGGGTCGTTTAGATTAGTAGCTGTTGTTCCAGCGTCTCCACCAGTTACAGATAAGCCTCTTTCATTTCCCATGTATGTGTAGTTTCCGTTAACCCACTCAACTAAAACCTCAGTTCTACCTTTTACAATATTTTCGACTAAAGTAGAAATTTCTGCAGAATATCCATCTATCTTAAATTCTAAATTTCTATCGTACTTGAAAGCGTTTGACGTAGCGTCTGAAGTGATCGGAGTAGTTACAGTAGCTGTATTATAGACTGGCTCAATGTGATAAGCTGGAACTAATTCTCCCGCATTTGTCATTGATAAAGCTCCATTAGCTTCAACAAAAACGACTTCGGAGCTCGTTCTAGCTTCATGGTCTAATATATACAAACTCTTGATGCCAGAGGGAGTTGCGCAGCCTCTTTTAGTAGCACTTAATGTTAATGTACATGACATAATAATAATATTTTTATAGTGAAAGGAGAGCGAAATTAATCGCTCCCCTATAATTTGATTTATTTACTAAGCTGAAGTATCTTCGTAAGTTACCCAGTCAGTACTTACAGCTCCTGCCCCGTATCCAAAATTGCCGAATATGTTCGCTTGGTTTTTCAAGTTTTCCTTTTGGTCGATTACATCTAAAGAGATGATGTCGCTAAATGCAGATGGTAAACCTATTCCTAAGTTTGAAGTCTTACCTAAAACAGCCCAACGTGTATTCAAGTTTGGAACTACTTTAATTCCGAATCCACCAAAGTTAGTTGGCTCAGATGAAAGAACAGCCATGTTTTGAGTTTGTAGACTTCTTCTATATGCCCACTCAGTTGCTGGAGATACGTGAAAATATACATCACCTTGCTCAGCTAATAAAGCAACTGGCACAGCGTCAACCATAGCGTTAAATCTATCCTGGATAGTTGTCGGATCAGTCAAAGAAGCAGCTCCAGATAAAATCTGTCCAGTTAATGAAGCAGCCGTTAACTTATCGTTAACAATTTTACAAAATCCGTCAATAGTTGCCGCTGGGTCATTAGTTGCTCCAGCGTTTGAAGACCAAAGTTCGTTCTCAACTTGCTTCAATGCAGAGTCAACAATATTTTGAACCATTGCTACCTTCAACTCTTCTGGGATACCCATGTTGTGAATGTTAGCTACAGCGTCTTTCCACTCTGTGTTTCTGAACAATTCGTAAGGAATTGGCAAGTTAATCGATTTCTTGTCGATTGAAAACTCAGTATCTGAAATAGCAGCGTTACCTTGCTCAGCTGGAGCTGTTAGGTAATCCTGAACTACTCCACTAGTAGACATTTCCCACATAGAAAATTTATCTCTAGTTCCTTGTACTTGCTTGATGCCGAATCCAGCATCGAATGAAGATGCCTTTAATACTGCATCTAAAAAAATCTCTTCTACCCTTGAGATAGAACCTGTTGTTTGTGTAATTGCTACAGCCATTTTTAATAGTTTTTTCTGTTGTTAAAATAATTAGCTACGTTATTAGATGTTGTAGCGGTTAGTGTTACTGATTTGGGCTCCATAGTAGATACCTTTGATAATTTCTCCGTATTTGAAGACGTTAAAGTCTCAATAGCAGAAAGCTTTTCTTTTACCTCTTCTAGAGATACTTTTAAAGCTTCATTCTCTTCTTGCATCTTAGACACAATCTCTTTAACTTTAGCCTCTAGGTCTTCCTTAGGCTCTTCCATTAGGTCTTCCTCTTTCTCTTCCTCTAAAGCGATTGAAGGAGTTTCTACTGGAGCTTCAGCTAAATCCTCTTTCTCTTCTTCCAAAACTACTGGAGCTTCTTCTAGAGCTACTTCTGGCTCAGCCTCTGGAGCTGCTTCAGAAACAGAAACTAAAACACCACCCTCAACAGTGAAAGTCTTACCTTCGATTTCAAAAGAACCTTCAGCTGGTACAGTCATTGCTTCATCAGCATAAACTCTAGCACCCTCTTCAAAAGAATCTGCGTAAATTACTAATCCCTCGCCCACTTCCATAGAAGCTAGTTTGGTTACATTGGTAGGAATAACTCTACCTAATCTTGCTAGAATAGAGTCTAGCTTTCTGTTTGTTTCGCTCATTTCGTTAGCGTTTTTTAAATTGATTAATTCGTGACTCATATCAGCCTCAACCGATACTCCTTTATATTTGCCAGACTTTATGTCTGACCAAACTTTCTCGTTACTTATGTACGTTCCTTGCATCCATGTTTTAGCTGGAACTTTAAATCCTAGTTCAGTAGCCTTATCATTTGCAGGGTTTTCTACTATCCAGTTTTCAATAACATCCACACCAGACAACAATTCGTTTTCGTTATGCTCACTATTCCATTCTCCTAGTGTAGCTTTCTTCAACATGTAGTCCTTAGCTATTTCTTCTATGGTATCTCCAGAAAAGAATATCTCGTATTCTTCTCCGCTCTCAGATACTCTAGGGATTACTTTGTCTGGAATAAGAACTGGAGAGTAAATCATCCTCTTCTCATCTTGTACAGATAATTGGATAGGATGATCTTCTTTGCTGAGGAATATGAAGTCTGTTTCAATAGCTGGATTCTCTACCAGAGCTATTCTAAATACTGAAGTATCTAGCCAATCTTTCTTCTTA